TGGAGGCGGTTGCCAACGCGATGGCGGCGGTCGCCAGCCGCACCGGCCCACTCGGCATTGCCATCCGTGGTCTATTCGACAACATCGGCCGCCTGACCACCTATGCCGCTACCTTCGCGGCGTTCCTCGCGGGACGTTGGGTCGCCGGCATGGCGGCCGCAGCGCTCTCCGTGCGCGGTCTCGCCACGGCGCTGGTCGTCCTGCGCGGGGCGCTGATCCGCACCGGCATCGGCGCGCTCATCGTCGGCGCGGGCGAGCTCGTCTACCAGTTCACCCGTCTCGTCTCCGGCGCGGGCGGCTTTGGCGAGGCCATGTCGCTTCTGAAGGATGTCGCCGTCGAGGTCTGGGAGCGGATCAGGATGGGTGCTGCGGCGGCGGGCGCGGCCGCCACGGCGATGTTCTTCGACCTGAAGGCCGATGCCGCGTCGGGCATGCAGAGCGCCATCGAGAGCGTCGTGGCTTTCGGCAACACCACGGCGAACACATTCGAAGGCGCCTACGAGGCGATCAAGGCGATCTGGGGCCTGCTGCCCGCCGCCATCGGCGATCTGGCGTTTCAGGCCGCGAACAGCCTGGTCGACGGCGTCGAGGCGATGCTCAACGGCGTGGTCTCGCGCATCAACGGCTTCATCGGCGGCATCAACCAGGGGCTGGAAGCGCTCGGGTCGGAGCGCCGCATCTCGCTGGTGCCCGATCTCGACCTCGGCGAGATCGAGAACCGCTTCGAGGGCGCGGCCAGTGCTGCCACGACGGCGGCGCAGGCAGCCTTCGACCGGGCCTTCGAGGACAACCCGCTCACCGCGCCCGATCTCGGTCTGACCGAGGCGGCGAACCGGGCGCTCGAGTCCGCGAACGTCTACCGGGGCGCTGCGCGCGATCTCGCCGAGGGCGCCCGCGCCCCGCTTGAAAGCTGGCAGGCGCTTCGCGATGCCGTGCGCGGCGCCGATCAGGCCAGTGCCGATGCGCTAACCGAGGCCACTGGCGCGGCCGAACGGCTGGAGACGGCGCTCGGTGAAGCCGGACGCGCCGCCACAGGTGCTAGTGCGGCGGCCGGAGCCGCCGCCGCTGCCGCCGAGCCCGCGACCGAGGCCGCCGTCACCGGGTGGCAGGCGGTCACGGCGGCGCTGTCGGACTACGCCAGCAAAGCGCGCGAGATCGGTGGCGACATCGGCCAGAGCCTCGTCGGCGCCTTCCAGTCGGCTGAGAACGCGATCGGCCAGTTCGTGCGAACCGGCAAACTGAACTTCCGCGATCTCGTCACCTCGCTGCTGGCCGATCTTGCCCAGCTCGCGGCGCGGCGGTTCATCCTCGGGCCGATCGCCAATGCGCTGTCGGGCGTGTTCTCCGGCGCGGGCGGGATTTTCGCCAACATCCTGCATGCGGGCGGGATGGTCGGGTCCGCGGGGCCCTCGCGCATGGTCCCGGCGATGGCCTTCGCCGCTGCGCCCCGGATGCATGGCGGCGGCATGGCCGGACTTCGCCACGACGAGGTACCCGCGATCCTGCAACGCGGCGAGCGGGTGCTGTCGCGGCGGGAGGCGCAGAGCTACGGCGCGGGCGGCGGGGTCAACGTCACCATCATGGCCCGCGACGCCGAAAGCTTCCGGCAGTCGCGCACGCAGGTCGCGGCCGACATTGCCCGCGCCGTGTCACTCGGGCGGAGGGGCATGTGAGTGCGACCCCGCAAGTGGGAACCGGTTGCGGGGGCCAGAGCACGAACCAAGGAGAAACTCGATGGCGTTTCACGAGGTCCGGTTTCCCGACAACATCAGTCGCGGCGCGCGGGGCGGGCCGGAGCGGCGCACGCAGATCGTCGAGCTCGCCTCGGGCGACGAGGAGAGGAACGCCAGCTGGGCGAACTCGCGCCGCCGCTACGACGTCGCCTACGGCATCCGCCGCGCGGACGATCTGGCGGCGGTCGTGGCCTTCTTCGAAGCGCGCAACGGGCGGCTCCATGGTTTCCGCTTCAAGGATTGGGGCGACCACAAGTCCTGCCTGCCGTCCCAGACGCTAGCGCCGACCGATCAGGCGATCGGGACCGGCGACAGCACGACGACCGCCTTCCAGCTGGTAAAGCGCTATGCCTCCGGGGCGCAGTCCTGGTCGCGCGCCATCGCCAAGCCGGTGGCGGGCACCGTGCGCATCGCGCTGTCAGGCGTCGAGCAGCCCTCTGGCTGGTCGGTCGACACCGCCATCGGCGTCGTCACCTTCAGCGCCGCGCCGGGCGCTGGCGTCGCGATCACCGCGGGGTTCGAGTTCGACGTGCCGGTCCGCTTCGACACGGACGCGCTCGACGTGACGCTCGACCTCGAACGGCTGGGCTCGATCACCTCCATCCCGCTTCTGGAGATCCGACGATGAACGACACCGGCAGCTTCGTTGCGGCCGTGCTGCGCGAACTCGCGGCCTCGACGGCGGTGATCCTCGCCGCCTGGGGTGCGCTCGGCGGGGCAACGAACGCGCTGACCACGAAGATGCGGCTGCGCGACGCGCTGCGGCACATCTTGCTCGGCGGGCTGATCGCGGCCGGGATGGGCAGCCTTTCCATGGCCGTGATCACCGCCTGGCTCAGCCTTCCGCCCGAAGCAATCCCGGCGGGCGGGGCAGCAGGCTCGGCCGCCTATCTCGTCGGCGTCTTCGGTCCAGCCTTCATCGAGATGCTGCTCGCCCGACTGCGCCGCGCCAACGAAGGCGGCGGCGATGAATGACCTTCTCCGCCTCGCGCGCTCCCTTCGCTGCGACCCCGCCGACCCTCGGCAGGCCTTCACCCATCGCCTGCGCATCGGTCTTGCCGTCGCGGCGCTGATCCTGATCCTCTCGCTTCTCCGGTAATCCCATGCACATGACCGACCGGGGCCTCTTGGCCCTCGTCCGGCACGAAGGCATCGTGCCCGGGCCCTATCTCGATGTGAAACAGGTATGGACCTTCGGCATCGGCCACACGGCCGCGGCCGGGCCGCCCGATCCGGCCACGATGCCGCGCGGCATGCCCGCCGATCTCGACGCCGGGATCCGCGAGGCGTTCCGGGTTTTTCGGGCCGACCTCGCGCGCTACGAGGCGGCCGTCCTGCGCGCCGTGAAGGTGCCGCTGACGCCGCACGAGTTCGATGCGCTGGTCAGCTTCCACTACAACACCGGCGCCATCGCGAAGGCCGCGCTGACCCGGCGCCTTAATGCCGGCAATCGCGTTGCAGCCGCCGACGCGTTTCTCAACTGGCGGCGACCGGCCTCGATCATTCCGCGCCGGGAAGCCGAGCGCGACCTGTTCCGCCACGCCCGCTATCCCGGCGGCACCATCCCTGTCTGGTCCGTGGACCGCACGGGCCGGGTGGACTTCTCGCGACCGGTCCGTCGCCTGACCGAGGATGTGAACCGCCCCGGGTTTACCGGAGGGTGATTTGTTCGACGATCAGGCGACGATATCGATCTTGGTCACATTTGCATAGAACGTCTCCTCTGCTTCTGCGGGCGGGATGTATCCGATTGGGGCGAGCAGTCGGCGGTTGTTGTACCAGTCGACCCATTTCAGGGTTTCCCATTCGACTTCGCGCATCGATTTCCACGGGCCGATCTGGTTGATGACCTCGGTTTTGAACAGGCCAATGACGCATTCGGCCAAGGCGTTGTCATAGGCGTCACCGACCGTTCCGACCGAGAGATCGATCTCGGCCTCCGCCAGGCGCTCGGTGTATTTGATGGAAAGGTATTGTGAGCCGCGGTCCGAATGATGGATCAGCGCTTTGTTATCAGGCATTTTTCTCTGCCAGATTGCTTGATCCAGCGCGTCGAGGACAAACTGGGTCTTCATTGATGTCGAAGCGCGCCACCCGACGATCCGCCGCGCGAAGACATCGATCACGAAGGCAACGTAGACCGTTCCGGACCAAGTCGGCACATAGGTGAAGTCTGAAACCCACAGTTTGTTTGGCCGATCCGCCTTGAACAGGCGGTTCACCTTGTCGTCCGGGCAGGGCTGGGACGTGTCCGGGTTGGTCGTGACGATTTTTTTGCCGCGAACCGCCCCCTTGATCTCCAGGCTGCGCATCAACCGCTCCACAGTGCAGCGGGCGACATCTTCCCCCTCCCGCCGCAAGACATGCCAGATCTTGCGCGCGCCATAGAGCTTGCGGTTGTCCCGCCAGGCCCCGTCGATCTTGAGGCTCAGGGCGGCGTCGGACTTGGCCCGGGCCGACGCGCGCTCAGCATCACGCACGATGGCGCGCCGGTCATAATAGGTGGAAGGAGCGAACTGCAGTGTCCGGCAGATCGGCTCGACCCCATGCATCTCGCGATGTTCTTCAATGAAAGCAGTCATTTGCGAAACGGGCGGTCGAGCTCCGCCTGAGCAAAATACGCTGACGCCTTCTTCAGTATCTCATTGGCCTGCCGCAGTTCCCGGTTCTCTCGCTCAAGTTCCTTGATCCGCGCCTTCTCGGCGCTTGTCTGGCCCGGCCGCTCGCCGCCATCGCGCTGGCCCTGCCGCACCCACACGCGAAGGCTGTCTGGCGAACACCCCAATTTGCTTGCGATCGCCGTCAGCGCCGCAGCTTCGCTTCGATACTCATCGCGGTGTTCTATCGCCAGCCGCACCGCGCGTTCGCGAAACTCGGGTGAATACGGCTTCGAGGTCTTCTTCTGTGTCTGTTCCATAACGGGCAATCCTCCGAGAGTTTTGCCCTCCGGTAAACCCGGGGCGGTTCAGATGAGGCTCTGGCCTTGGCTCGCGGGCCGTCGCCGACGCCGCCGGTCCTCAAGCCTGTGCCCGACGCGTCGACCGGCTGGGTCTCCCGGCTGGCCGCCTTCTTCTCCACCCTGATCCGGAGGGCGTGACTCATGCGCTACGTTCGACCCAACTCGCTCACCTGGTGGGCGGGACTTCTCGCTATGCTCACCGGCATTGCCGCTCTCGCGCTGCCCGCAACCGGTCCGCTGAGCGAGCTGTCCCGCTTCATCGCGCTGCTCGCCGGCTCAGGCGATGCCTCGCCCGCAGGGCTCATGTTCCTCGGTCTGGGCCTGATCGGCCTGCGCGACCGGATCGAGCGCGGGTTCCGCGGCGATGCTTGAGTTCTTCGCAGGTGTGGTCGCGGGCGGCTGCCTCGGCGTCTTCGTCGCCGCCCTCTGCGTCGCCGCCGCACGGGGGGAGCGCGACGATGGCTGATCTCCTGATCTGGCTGGTCGCAGCTCTGGGCGCGGTCGGCGGCGTCGTCCTCGGACGGGTGTGGGGGCGCGCGGAAGGGGAGCACGCTGGCAAACGGGAGGCGGAACGCGATGCGATGGAAGACAAGAACAAGCGCGTCGAGAGGGGCCGCGACGCGCTTCGCGATGGCCGCGGCGCCGGCGATCCTGCTGACCGGCTGCGGCGCAACGACGGGCGCTGGTGACGCCGGCTGCGCCTCCTATGCCGAGGCCAGGCTCGCCCGACCACCCGCCGAGACGGTCGCCGCCGTTCCGCCGCACTGGGCGAACTGGATCGCCGATCTCGACGACCGCATGACGGGAACCTGCCGATGAAGTCCTTCGATCCCGCCCTGCAGGCCCATCTCGACGAGGGCACGACCACGCTCGCGTGGTGCTGGCGGATCACCCGCGCCGACGGCGTCACCTTCGGCTTCACCGACCACGACCGAACGCTCAGCATCGATGCGACGGATTTCGAGCCCGAGAGCGGGCTCACGGCCTCCGAGGTCCGCTCCGGCTCGGACCTGTCGGTCGATGCGCAGGACGCCGAGGGGGTGCTAACCTCCGACCGGATCACCGAGACCGACATCCTCGACAGCCGCTGGGACAACGCCGAGGTCGAGGTCTGGCGTGTGAACTGGGCCGATACGAGCCAGCGCTTGCTGATGCGACGCGGGGCCATCGGCCAG